CATATTATGTCCCCTGATGAGTTGCTACTTTGTACTCTAAACCTAATAATGTCAGCTTCAGAGGTACAGATTGTTCAATAGTTATCTTGGCATCTTGCGAATAACCCAAGACTCCATGTACTGTTTTGATGCCAGTATATTCAGCAACTGGCTCATCTAAGATAGATCCAAATTGACGGAATTGTATTTCAACTCCATTAATCTTCATATGTTGCGTCTGCGCAACAATAGCATTGACCTCAACAATTCTCTTCTTAAATCCAATACGTGTACCGCTTTGAAGTTTTATATCTATTGGCATTGTCACAACTTTTACCGCTATAGGCAAACCTAATTCAAAAGTTGATGCAGCTGCTCTAGGGAAAGTTACAGTACCTCCAGCTGGTACGACCTGGTTGGCTTGAACTGCACCATCTAAAATTATATTAACTGTCTCAGTTGCTACGTGGCTCATTGATACAGAGCTGCCAGTTGTACCTGTTTTGCAAGAGTCAGTTAAGAAATCCTTACTAAAATACTCAACGTAATAGACGTTAGCATTATTGACGTTACGCTTAACTACGGTATAAATAGTATCAATGTCTACGCTGACATCAATGTATTGACCATCAACAGTAGTCCACTCTGACGGAGCGATAACATTCTGCGCTCTTAATAATGAGAATATAGCCATAGAGCCATCATCTGCATTAGTCATTAATAGTAAATCATTCTCATCTGTAGCTACAGATCTACGCAATGCCATGCGTGTTGGATTCTTTAGTAGATGACCAGCTAACAAAGATATCTTAGCTGTAACATACGTAGCTTGCGTATCTGTATAGGCAAACTCGTTCAATGACTTTCCTTGTCTTTGTATAAACAAAGTACCAGACTCTAGTTGTTGGATACGAATACCCTCTTTAATACCGTTACGACTAGATGTTTTAACAAAGAAGTTAGTAGGAGTAATAGGATCTAAACCGCTTTGTGGCACATAGAACTCACCACCAGTTGTAAATATCTGTAAGTCTCTACCAGAGATAATATCTACAATAGCGTTAAATGTATTAGTATCTAGAGTAGCCTCAAGCGCATCGTCATCCAAACCTTCAGTAGCCTCAAAGTCAAAGAATAAACCAACCTTAGAACCCCATAAAGTAGATGGGCGAGACTTAGAACCACCAAAATAAAGACGACCTTCATGGAAAGTAACAGAGCGAGGCCAACCACGACCAGAACTCCAAACATCTTCATATCCACTTTCTAACTCCCATGATCCTGTAGCAATAGCAGCTGTATTAAAGAATGGAAATTCTGTAATAGCATCAACTACCGTGCTAGATGTAAATTTAACAATCTTAGCTCTACCTTGAGGGCTAGCATTAATATATTGACCAACGCTAGCGGAAGAGAATGGTGTGCCAGTAGAGGCAGTTAAAGTAACCTTGCCTGATACGGCTGATGGAGTCAAAGTACCAGCTGGATTAGAGGCTGTTAAAGTAAAAGCATATTTAGGCTTTGAGTCAAAAGTCAAAGCACTAGCAGTCCAAGTAGCGTCAGTTGCACCACGAACTATTCTAATCGGAGCAATGTCAGGATGTACAACAATTAATGTATCAGCAGATTGAGTCCAGCAGATCCTAGCTAATCTAGCACCTGTTAGCCCTAGAGATGATGTATCTAAATAAGAATTACCTGATCCATTGATGTTAGTAATCAATACTTCGTTTTTAAAGATGTGCATACGATTATGTGTAAAACATAACATATAGCTATCGTCAGTTGAGAACTCAAACTCTACTAAACGCACACCGTTAGCAGCTGACTCAGCACCACTATTAGGCAAGGCAAAAATAAACTTACTGCCAGGTCTACGTCTAATACCACCTTGAGGTTGGCATACTACGTTGCTTGCCTCTTCTAAAGCATTATTGTAAGCACCTAGATCCACCCTTGCACGTAGCAAAGGATCCAGTTCACCTGTAGAAAAGTTGGTTTGTATGCTTACAAAGCGAGCCATTAATATCTCACCGAAATTAAAGAGAAGTCGTTAATAGCGTTAGTCGGTTGTCCCTGTCCGTCAATATTCATAGCTGTTCTTAATGAACCTCCACGACCATTTTCTCCAGGACTTCCAACTGCAACGCCTTGCCAATACTGAGCTTTCTCAGTTTGGTCTGTAATAGGTAATGCTAAGTGCCAAGCCATTGCATACTTTAGGTATTGCACAAAGTAAACAGGCATTGCGAACTCAGGTACTGAATACTGATAATCTATCCAAACCTCTTCATAGTCTGCCAAAACCTTATCACCCATAATGCGATAGTCTTTAATTGGAGGTATGTTGGTAGCGGATGTATCGTAAATAGCTCTAGGACTCGTTAAACGGTCTCCTGGGAGCTGATACTCATATTTGTACTCATTGATAGGGGTAGTAATTAAACGTGCTAATTTAACCTTTTTAAAGCTAAATGACCACGGATATGTAACAAGAGACTGATCCCTTATATCGGCATATAAACGGTTAGCTACTGATGCCTCGTCTGTTCCCTCATCAAAAGATGAGATAGGCTTTGCGCCTAATAACAATAGCGCATCAGAACATATTGATAAAGCGGTATCCCCAGCTGCCATTTAATTCTCCAATGTAAGAATGGGCTACCTCTGTTTTAACAGAAAGTAGCCCACTTTGATACCAAATACTATTAATCTGTATCTGTATTAGCCAAAGTTGTACCATCGTTTACGTCAACAACGCCAGAGGCGTTAGATACAACATAAACCAAAGTAGCTACGGCAGTAGTGCCTGTTGAAGTTACGCAATAAACCAAGTCACCTACGCTCAAAATTGTTGATAACTCGTTAAAGTAACCAGCAGTATTTACATCAGCAATAGCGTCAGTAGTTTTGTATGCGTAGATTGATGGAGCTGCGCCAGCTTTAGAGGCTGCTACAGTTGTAAAACCAGTTGATGAATAAGCCATGTCAATCTCCTATTAAGCTGTTTCACGAGCTGTGATTTTTACAATACCCTCAGCATCAATCGCAACTGCACCAGCAGAGAATACTGAATTCACTAGGAATGAAGTCTTTTCTGGGATGTAGTTGATTTCTGTGCGAGGAGCGATACCTTCAGCGTAGCCGATAGCGTCTTTGTGGAAAGCAAAGCAAGTACGGTCTAAAGAACCGTCAATTGCCAAACCACCTTCAGAACGGTCACCAAGGATATGGAATGTGAAACCTAAGAATGTGTTGATTTCACCAGCAACCAAAGCCTTAACTGTATTGAAGTCTGAGCTAGTTACTGCTGTCTCAGATAACAATGATGCTAAACCTGATGCGTGAAGAATAATGTGACGACCTTCTGGTGGTACGTTATTCTTGTCAAGCAAACGCTTTGCATCACGTAGTTTAGCTACGTTCATGTTTGTGTCAGTACCACCGATATCGTTGCCAACTGTACCAGTACCGCTTGCTGCTGTTAAAGCATCAAGGATCATCTGGTCTTGTCTACGGCCAATGGCGTTACCTAGTACTTGTACTAGCTCTGAACGCTCATCAAAGTTCACTTTAGCCTGTGAGAAAATGTCGCTATATTCAGCAGCATTGTAATCAGCAAGTGTGCAAGTTACGTTTGAAAAGCCTACGTTTAATGGAGTTACGTCAGATTGGCTGATGCGTGGAGTAGCTACGCCTTTACCAACTTTTGGGAATTTAACTGTTGAACCTTCAACACCTTTACGCTGACGAACAGCACCTACCAACATAGCCTTGCCCTGGTAAGCCTGTTTTACCTCAGCATCAAAGAGTGTTACAAAGGCGTTTGATAATGATACGCTCATGTGAATCTCCTAAATGGATAGTAAAAAATAAAATTAAGGGTTTTCGCTTTTGGTTAGCCTATTTCTAGGGCCATGTGCTTGCTAGTTACGCTAGCCATTCGCCAACAATGTTGAGATAAGGGCCAATTGCTTGGTGAGCCTTAAACGATTTCTAACAGATGTGTATTAAAAATACAACAACTTTATGAAATATTTTTACAAAGGCAAAAAAAACCTCCCCTAAGGGAGGCAAAAATCACCGTGAAGTGAGGGTTTATCTTATCCAAAGGTCTGCGAGAACATACGCTCAACCTTTGCACGGTACGCTGGATCTGCTTTGTACTTAGGATCAGCGACCATCTGGTACAACTCATCTTTAGATGGTTGACCTTCAACTGGCAATGATTGAGTAGGAATACGAGAACCCTCATAGGATTCACGTAACTTCATTAGAGCCTTGATACCATTGGCTGTACCGCCCATGTATTTAAACTCTTCAAAGTCATCCTTACCCCAAACACCCTTATTAACTAAGCCTCTAGCCCAATCAGTCATGCCTTTAATTACGGCATCAGCGTTAGGGCCTAAAGCTGCTTTCTCTTGTTGGATAGAGCGTTGAGCAGACTCAACTTTGTCTCCACCCATCTTTACTACATCGCCAACTAACTTATCTAAGGCAGCTTGCGAAATACCATTCTCTTGCGCCCATGACATAACATGGTTGCGAACTGGATCATCCTCTGGCGTATCACCAAAAGCAGATGTATCGTACTTGCCGTCTGCTGGAGCTTTATGTTTACCAGTAGACACCATTTTACGCATATCCATCCAAGATTTTGCAATGCCCTCTAAGTCTGGCTCTGCGCTATCCTT